TAAATGTTTTAAAATTTTAACACTAATAGTGTAGATGAATTTTAAATTAAAGCATAATAGTTTGTCTTTTTTCTTGTTATTATTATTTTAACTTTGGCTAATGCCTGACAATACCTAATATGCTTTAATTATTATAATTCTTAATTTAAAACTAAACCTCTTCTGTAGCAGTCAGTTCACTAGGAACTTCTTCTTCATCTACAGGAGCTGATTTGATTGCAGCTTCAAATAATAACTTTAGTCCATCGACTAATGTATTACGTTGAGCTGTTGTTAATGGAGAATTGTGTATCAATATCTCCAAGTTTTGAGTTGCTTCTTTTACTTTTTTCATGTTATTTTGTTTTAAAATTTATGCAAATATATGGATTTTTTTGTTATGGACTATAATATGCTATAACAATTATTCCACTACCTCCGTTACCTCCAGTTCCAGTACCATTTCTTTCTGCTCCTCCTCCACCCCCTCCAGTGTTTACAGTTCCAGAAACTCCATCTCCTCCTAATCCTCCATCTCCACCTCCACCAATTCCTCCAGTACCTGCTGTGCCAGAAGTAGTATAAACTGAACCACCTCCTCCACCACTATAATAATTACCATTTATTGCTGATAATACTCCACTACCACCATTTCCTCCATTTGTTCCTGTGCCAGTTCCTCCAGATGATGAAAATCCTCCTCCTCCACCTGCTCCATAATATGGACCTGAACCTGAACCATTGCCTCCAGAGTTACCCTGTCCTGCTGTTCCTGCTGCTCCTAATTCATAACTAGAGCTTCCGTTTCCTAAACCTGCACCACCACCTGAAGAACCTCCAATTTGTGCATAAGCTTGATGACTTGCTCCTCCTCCTCCACCTATTGAAACATTAGAATCAAAAGATGAATTAGTTCCATTACCACCTGGCAATTGATAATTAAAATTTCCAGTTCCTCCTGAACCAATTATTACAGAATATGTTGTTGCACCACTAGATAAAGAATAACTTGTGTTTTCTATTAATCCTCCTGCTCCTCCGCCTCCTCCTACATATTGCCCTCCTCCACCTGCACCTCCACCAACAACTAATATTTTTATTATATTGTTTGGTGCTGATGATGCTAGTTGAGTTACAACAAAACTACCAGTAGAAGTAAATGTTCTTATCTTATAATTTCCAACTTGAGTTAATGTACCTCCAGTTGCAACAATATAAGAAGCTCCTGCTGGTAAACTAACTCCTCCAAATTTTGAAATTAAAGACAATGATGTGCCATTTAATTTAGAAATACTTGTTGTATTTACTCCGTTAATTTTCATAACTTATGTTAATTCTATCCAAGTTTTATCTGGATTAAAATGTAAAATACATTTTGCATTTGTTTGTAATGCTGTTGTCCAAAAAGTATTTCCTATTATTCTAACTATATTACCTGATGATGCTGGTGCTGATTTACTCATACTACCAGCAGTTGTTGTCATGTACTGAGGTTCACCTACTTTAAAATCAGCAACATATGTACTTTCAACAAACCCATTAATTAAAATAGAAGTTGGTTGAGATGGTCCTGTTGTTGTTTTAAGACAAATACCTAGCATGTAATATGCTGATGAAGCAAATGAAGTTGCATCTGCTAAACCCCACTGACCTGCATTTGTTCTATAACACAATTGACCAAATGTTATTGTTGTAGAAGAAGTTTCAGAATATAAAACATTTCCTTGATAACAACCAGTAGTCCAAGTGCTTAAATCTCCTAATATACTTGTTACACCATCTTTAATTGCTCCTTCTAAAGGAGTAGTATTATAGCCAGAAATTGTAGACCCATTTACAGTTATTGAATTAGTAAATGTTGGTGATGTACCAAAAACTAAACTTCCACTTCCAGTCTCATCAGTAATTGCTGCTGCTAAATTAGCTGAAGATGGAGTTGCTGCCCAAGTACCTACTGCTGCTGTTGAGAAACTTATTGTTCCTGAGCCTGTTATAGTACCACCAGTTAATCCTGTTCCTGTTGCTACACTAGTTACAGTTCCAACATTAGTTGTATATCCATTAGGATTTGTAGCATTATATGGTGTATACCCAAGCGCTCCTGCTATTGTATTATTTTGATATCTATCATTTGCAGTATTCCAAAATATTCCATCGTTATTTAATGGAGTTGGCGCATATACATCATGTAATTCTGATAACTCATAACCATTATCTACTTTAACAAATATAGTTCCTTGTGTTATATGAGCATGAACAACATAACCAATAATAACTAAATGATTTGGTGCACTTGGTTTTACTTTTGTTACTCTACCAGCAACTACTGGTGATAAATATAAAATATCTCCATCTGCCCAAACTTCACTTTGTAAACTTCCAGTTGTATTAATACCTCTAACTAATCCACTTGTGGTTACAAATCCTTCTTGATTATTTAATATTGTTTCAGTAACTAATCCTATTGTTTCAGAACTTAAACTATCTGTTGTAGCTTGTGCTAAATCAACTTTTAATCTTTGACCTTGTACTCCTGTTAATCTAACTGCTTGATAATTTGCTTCTAATAATGTTATATTGGTAGCTGTTTTATTAACAACTCTTACAAGTTGTTCTTGACCAACTTGCAAAGTAACATTTCCACCTTTTAATCCTAAATCAACTGTTCCATCAGTATCATTCCATCTCATTACACCTACTCCAGCAGTTCCAGTTGGTGTTTGGTCAAAAGTAACTTGTCCTGAAATAAGACCAAACTCACCTAAATTTACATCTTGAGTTGCTCCAGTATAAGGAACAAATCCAGTTAATGAAGGAAATGTTGATAAAGTACCATCACCTCTAATGTATTCTAAAGTAGTTCCAGCACCTGTTATTGCAATAGTACCTGAACCTGTTATAGGACTATTAGTAACTGTAAAAGCAGTTGGCATTGATACCCCTACACTTGTTACACTACCAGTTGTTATATTTCCACTACCTAATAAAGTAGTTGAATTTATAGTCTTAATATTAGTTCCTGAAACTAATGTATCTTGTTTACTAGCAGCTAAACCACTATATTGTGAGTTAGTTGCATTATCTCCAGTATTAGTACCACTTGTGTTACCAATAATAGTTTGTTGTGCATCAGTTACATAACGCTTATTTAAGCTATCTGCTATATCAGCAGTAGTTGCATCTGCACCTGAAGTTACTAGACCTTTTGAGTCATAAGTAATCTTAGTTTTAGTTGCTCCTGTAATTGATGCATTGCCAGTTACTTTAGCTAGTAATGCAGTATTTAAGTCTGTTTGACTTGTTAATGTTCCAGTAATTGAACCCCATGAGGTAGTTCCACCACCAGAATACACTGGTATATTTAAAGAGTTACCAATAAGAGTTGATGCACCACTTGTTCCTGATGTTGTTAATGTTATTGAACCTTGTGAACTACCTAATCTTTTTTGTAAATCTGTAAGTATACTTCTGTGAAGTTGTAATATGTCAGTTATACTTGTATTAAAATTCATTATTAGTTTAAGGCTCCTGTAATAATTTCTTCCCAGTCACCATTTTTCCAAACATAATGATTACCATCATTTGGATAAGGTATTGGTGCTGTCCATTTAAAATCTACTAAAGTCCAATCATCAAAAGGTTTTGGTGATATAAAAACATTATTTACACTATCATAAGTAAAACCTATTCCTGCATAAACATTTCTAAAATTAGAATTATACGAGGTTTGTCTTATAGTATCATAATCATAAATATTTTTAATATTTAAAGAGTTTATAAAATCAATGCCTAATTGTTCAACTTCAACTCCATTAGAGAGTAATTTTTCATTATCAATAACTATTACAGCTATTACAATACTATCTTTTATTAATGCAAAGTTTGCCATTATTTGTATTTATATTTTATTATTACTATTCCCGAACCACCATTACCACCTGTTGCTGGTGAATTTCTTTCAGCTCCACCGCCGCCACCGCCTGTATTTGTAGTGCCACTTGTTCCTGCTCCACCTAAACCACCATTACCTCCACCACCAATACCACCAACTCCTGCGGTTCCTGCTGTTGTATATACACAACCTCCACCACCACCAGCGTAATAAATTGCTGAACCACTTATTGAGGATGAAGTTCCCGCTCCACCATTACCACCGACTGTTGATGTTCCATTTACACCAACTGCACTTGATCCTCCTCCTCCACCACAACCATAATAAGGTGCTGCTGTTGAATTGCCAGCTCCATCTCCTCCAGCAAAACCTTGACCTGAAGTACCTGCCGCACCTAATGTTGAACCACCTGTAAATCTTTGACCAGTACCACCTCCACCACTACCTCCAATTAAAGGGCTTGCAGCATAAGAACCTCCACCGCCACCTCCAATAGAAGTTATTGCATTAAAAGATGAATTTGTACCACTATCTCCTGATACATTGTAATTACTACTTCCTGTGCCTCCACTACCAACAACTACAGAATAAGTTTGAGAAGTAATAGTTAAACCTGTATTTGTTCTTAATCCTCCTGCACCACCACCTGCACCTAATATACCACCACCACCCCCACCGCCACCTGCTACTATCAAATATTCAACAGTATTGTCAGTTCCTACATTAGTAACTACAAAATTATCAGTTGAATTAAAAGTATGTATTTTATAATTTCCACTTGTTGTTACAGTTCCACCTGTTGCAACTGTAAATGGATTTGATACTGTTCCTGAAGGATGTGCAAAAATATCAGACGTTGTTTTAAAGCCAAATGGGTTGTTACTTCTTGTTTTAAAAAAAGAACTACTACCAAGTATTTGGCTTTTAACTGGACGTTTTATTAATTTACCCATTTTATTTTTATTTGTAATAAACTACATTCAAAACATGTGTTCCTGCTTGAGCTTGAGTTGCTCTAAAGTTTGTTAAATTCTGAGCTCCTTGAATATCAAATGAATCTCCAGTAGACCTAGGTAGGCCTGTAGTTGTTGTAGGCAAAGTTAAACCGCCTAATTCTAAATATCTAACAGCAATACCTGTTGCAGTTGATTCAAGTACACATAGTGCATATTTAGCATCTGCTGGCACTGTAAAACTAGATACTGAACCATTAATGGTTATTTGTTGATAACCAATTGCTACTAGATTACGTTTGCTTAAACTGACTAGTTCCGATAAATAACTTTTGCTTTGATCTGATCTTACCATTTTTTTAAATTTTTAATACTAACAGTCACATAATTTACATAACACAGATGCATTATTATAAATTAAATCAAACTCATTAGCAGTCAAACAATTATTAGCATTAACTGTTAAATCATATTTAACTAGTTGATCTATATAATCATTTATTAATAATATATTATCTATTTTTGTTTTACAAGATTTATCACCAGATACTAATAATGTAGCTACTTCTTCAGCCATATTACCAGAACAGCACATAAACTTATATATATTTGTTGTTAATTCTGTTTGAGTCATTATTATCCTTTTTCATAAGTAAATGATAAATAAAGTTTTGTACTGCTGTCTACAGTAAATGGAGCAACTTTGTTAAAACCCAAATCTGTTACTGGAGATGGTCTTAAATACCATAATGTAAATGTATTATTAGTACCTGTTAATCTAGCTTTTAATTGATAATATGTATTTGTAGTTACATCATGAATGCTACCACATATATATTGATTATCTCTTGCAGGATTTTTACTAGCTGGTAATGTCAAACTAAAACTACCAGTTCCATTGTAAGGTGCAAAATCAGTAATACTTGAAAATGCTACAGCTATTTCTACGTGAACTATTTTTCCTATTTCACAATAATAACCAGAATTTACTGTAGGTACTGTTAATGAAGCACTATCTTTAAGAACTGGACTATATGTACCATTTGTAGATGAACTAACACCTGCTAAACCACCAGGTCCAACTCCATTAGGAGGAAATGATAAGTTTGCTGGAGTATTTCCAGAATAAGCTAAATCTAATACTATTACAGTAGTTCCATCTTGAATATTACTAACTTGATAGTAACCACAATTTTCAATAAAAATAATTTGTCCAACTACCATCCAAAGAGTACTTTGTACTTGTATAGTATATGTTGGTCCAGAACCAATTGAACTACTTTGTATTGTATAAGAACTAATTCCAATTGGACCTTGTGGGCCCTGAGTTCCTTGACCTCCTGCAGTTCCAGCAATTGAAATACTCCAATTACTATATGCTCCACTACCACTAGATAAATCAATAGCTATTGTTACTGAAGTAGAACTGACTGAAGAAATAATGCCCTCCATCCAATTACTAATAATTCCTAAATAAGAAACACGTAATCTTTGTCCAACAATCCATCCTATATTTGATGATGTTACTGTATATGCAAATGTTTTTGATCCAAATGATGCTATTGTGTTAGAACTAACACTTAATCTTGTTACATCAGATGGATATCCTGGAGCACCAACTCCTGGTCCTTGTGGTCCCATTGGACCTTGTGGTCCTACTGCTCCAGCAATACCAGGATCACCTTGAGGTCCTGCAGGGCCAGAATAAACAACTACTGCGTTTACATTATCATTACAATTTACACACATTTTATTATATTTTAATATTGTTTATTTTTAATTTAATTGCAAGTTTTACAATTAGAATTTCTGCATATTTTTTCTAATAAAGCTTTTGCTTTTAAATAATTTGCACTATTTAAACATGAAGCGGCATTCTTTAGAGATTGTAAAAGGGTTCTAGCCTTAGTATAATCATCTAAATTTTTTGTATTTTGTTTATTGCACATGCAGTCATCTAAATCTATTTTAGTTAATAGTTTAGCAACACAACATTCTGATTGGCAATAAAAATAGTAACCTTTTGATGTACTGTATGGATAAGTTAAATTATCTATTACTGTATATGTAAAATTCCAAAAACCATCTTCTACAGAAGTTCTTCCGCCAACATTGGCTAAAACTATTGTTGTTGATAAGTCTGGATTATTACTAGGAGGTATTGAAATTGTATATGTACTTAAGTCTGGTGTAGTTATTATTAAAGAACCACTAACAGCATTTGTTATAACTGTATTAGGACCACCATATCCATAAGGGTTTGTTGTTGCATTATACACACCAGTTGTTTCAGTAAATGATAGTGTAGAACAATTTGCTGTTAAGCAGAGTTGTATTGTGGGTCTTAATGCCATATTTAGTTTGATTTAAAAAAATCCCAAGCCGAGATATATAAATAAAACGGCCTGGGATAAACAACAAAGGGTAAAAGTATTATATAGTAATTGGGCCAAAAGCTCTGGGAGTTGATACCATCCAGGTGTCAAGAAGTGCTTTTAGATTTGTGGCCGCAGTGGAGTGAGATGTATATGCTCCGCCAGCAGTTATAGTAGGTACAGCTATAGATATTGATTTATTAGCCATAGCAACAACTCCTGTTGGAGTGTTAATAGCATCATTAAATTCAATATTAATAGTTGAATACTTATAACGAACTTTAGCAGCACTAGTAGTCATAGTTGAACCAGTAATTACACTAGTTAAAACAGCTACAGTAGCACTTATAAAATATTTAATTTCATAATTAATACCACCTAATTCTACTTTTTCTCCTGCACGAAGAATAGCAGCAACAGTAGCACTAAAAGTAACTTTATCTTCACCTGCAGTTCCTGCAACAGTTGGAGTAATTGATGAACTTAATGCAAATGTAGAAGAACTTGAGTAATCAAGAACTGGGATAGGCCATTGACGTCTGTTCATAACACCTTCAGTTCCAAAACATTTATTCTCTAAAGAATAAATTTGGTTGTAAGTACCAGATCCATAAGCAAATGCTTGTATTTGAGTACAAGTAGTTGTAGTTCCAAAACCAGTAGCATCATTTACGTGTACTGAAAAATAAACTTGATTTAATGTATAAGTAGTATTTATAAATTGTTCAACATCTTTAGATGTAATTTCAACACCATAATTACTTGCACTAGTTAAACCATAAACACCTGTTCCATCACCAATAACAACTGCAATAACATTCTTTTTAAAAGAACTATTGTTAATTGAGCTAGCAACTTGAGTTGCAATAGATAATTGAGTTGCAGTAGTTGAAGATGTAAAAGATACATTTAATACTTCTGGACGTTCAGAATAAATAAATTTGTCATTCTTAAAACGGATTGTGTAGTTGTAAGTAGTATCAGGATTAACTTCAATAGTTCCTGCAGCTGTAGCGCGATTATATCCTAAAGCCCAAACTTCACGTTTAGCTGGAGAATAAACATCTGCTTGATAAGAAATAACTGAAGCGCCATCAATTTTACTTGAACGCTTTACATAACTATTTCCTAAAGAATCAGTTTTGCCTTCTACAATGTAGATTGCTGGTTGTGTTGTAATTGTGTCACCACTTGTAAGTGGAACACCTGCAGGATCTAATGCAGTCATATCAGTTCCATAAACACCTACGATGCCTGGAGTTACTGAAGAAATTGTAGCATTATTAGCTGGTAACGCTGTACCATCACTAATAAAAATGCTTTGTACTCTGTTTAAATTATTCATTATTTTTTAAGTTTAAAATTAATATTTATATTATTTGAAAATTTACTGTTAATGCACTATTAAGAGCTATTGTTGCATGAACATTTCTTAATTTTACTACAAATGAACCATTAGAAGTTGATGTAATTGTTGCAACTGGACAACCTGTTCCAGAATTACCAACAGTTATCATAACTACTGAATTAGAAAAACATTTGTTATTAGTTACTGTAAATGAACCACAATCTGTACTAGCAGCTGTAGTTAAAGCAAATGTTGTAATAACACCTGATTGTGCATTTAAACTAACACCTGTGCTTATTGATGTTAATTGAGTAACAGTCTTTTTTTCTGTCATTGCAGTTATCATATCTGCAACCTTACCACCCAAGACTTTAGGGTTGGTTATCATAGTTCCTAAGAAGTATGCTGGTTTAATATTGCTTATTTTAGCCATTTTTTTAAATTTTTTTTTAGTTATTCTTTTTGATTATCTATTATTGGTGTAAATGTTTGATTACGTTTTCCTTCTATTCCTTCTAATGCTATCTTAATAGCTTCATCTACTATTTCTTGATGAGTATGTTGTGATAGTGAGAATGTAACACCTCCTGATAAAGAAACTGGTGTTGGCTTTCTAATATATCTATAAACATATTTTAAAACTGTACAATCACTTGATGGTATAATTTCTACATAATTTTTATATAACAATCTAAGAACTTTTGTTTTGTCTGGACCTTTAAATGGATCAGTTTTAATCTTTTCAAGTTGCATATGTGTTGCAGCTCTAACAGTAACTTCAATTCCACTTAATGTTATATAGTCATTAACTATAACTGCTGAACCTGCATAAACAATTGTTCCAGAAGTACTTACTGTCCTTAATTGAACTATAAGCGTTTCACCAGTATCAGAAAACAAATCTACAGCAGCAGTTCTTGTTAATGTTCCAATGTTATCTGTAATTGTTATAGAACCACTATTTAAGTTATCTGAAAAATCAGCAGCTACAGTTGTTCCAGCATTAGTCCAATACAATGTTCCTGAACCAAATTGTGTAGTTATTATTGTATAGGTTACAGTTTCTCCTTCTCCAATAACAGACTTGTTTTTATTGTATATGTATGTTGTTGATGGGGTAGACATTTATATTAAGTTGGAATTAAAATTGTTGTATTACAAGTTGCACAACTTATATATGCTTTTTCCCAAACAATAAACCAATTATCATCAGGAAGTGTAAAGAACGCAGAATTAATTGCAGTTCTACCACTTGAAATTGTTGTAGAAGGTGAAAGAATTTTACTTTCTAGTATGTCCTTTAAATCTTCAGTCCTTTTTTCATCTTGTTCAAAACCAGTGTTTTTAACATTAGTGTTATCATAACGCTGTTTAATAAACCTTTCTTGAGCTTGATTTAAAAGTAGATCAATTTCTTCAGTTAAGAAGTTTGGTGCATTTAAACCATCCATCTTATCTAAACCAAATCTAAATGCTCTATGTGCTTCACTTATAGTCAATTTATTCTGTTTTTTTAGATTTCTTTAATTTACCTTCTAATGATAGTTTAACAGATTGATTCTTAGGGTTGTTAAAAAACTGTACACATTCTTCAGTACTATTTGCAATAGTGTCATCACCATGAACGTAGTAGTTACCTGAGCGTTTTATTAACTTTCTTTCAACCAATTCTTGAACAAACATTTTACCTTTAATTTCTTTATCAGTTATGATATCAAAAAAGGTCTTTGGGTTTTTCTTCATTTCTTGCATTAAATGTGCTGATGCAACATCATCACTCATTAAGTCAAGGCCTGATTTACCAAATAAACGTAGAGCTCCTTTTTTCTCTTCTCCTGTTAAAGATAAGATTAGTTTCATTCCTTCTAGTTCAAAGTTTAAGGTCTTAAGTTCTTCCTTAGCTTTTAATTCTTCATCATCAATGTAGAACAATATGCCTGGTTTACTTCTTCCTATTTCTGAATTAGCCACATCTGTGTGAGCTAAAAGCACTTTATATTTTAACTGATTTAATGGATTATCCAATACAATCTCAGTTTTTTTATCATTAAACAATCTAAAAGCATGTTCAACGTTAAAAGTTTCTCCCCACCATTTGCTATGTTTTGTTAGCTCATTGGGTTTTAAATCTAGTGCTTTTTCAAAATATCTTTCTTCATCTTCAGTTATTCCTGTATTAAATCCACCCTTTGCACCCAACTGGCAAGTTAATACTGTTACTGACTTTGGATAAGATACTAATCCAAAATATCCTACTTTAGGATTTCTTTTAATCTTTATTGATTCTGGTCCTTCAAATTTCATATGATTTTTTATTTGTTGTTTGTTTTTTAAATTACTTTTACCTTTTTAAAAAAAAATAAAAGGTGTATTGGAGGCACACCTTTTAAAGCCTTTGAATTTTTAAGAAATAGATTCTACGTCTAAGATGAATTGACCTGCATCAGTTGGATCTTTCAACATGATACCACACTCACTTAATACGTGGAATTCATAACCATCTACTGGGCTAGATGAAGTACCGTTTTTCTTCATACCATATGGAGAAGCTAATCCTTCAATATAAGTTGAAGCCATTTCACGACCATTGTGGTATACTTTCATAACGTTAGACTCACCATTGCTATTCATCTTAAAGTTTAAGAAAGTAGCTTTGTATGATTCAGCTGGTTTACCAGTTTGTGGATGTAAAGTACGGTTACGTACTACAGAGTTATATAAAGGACATTCTTTAAGTGTAATTTTATCACCATTCAAACCTACATAAGTTTTGAACTGACCACCTAAAGCTAATTCTTGACCTGTACCAGTAATGAATTTGCTATCTACTAAAGTGTAGTTAGACATTGATTTTTTCATAGCTTGGTCAAACAAGTTCATAAATTGACGTCCACAAAGTGCAACGTATTCACGAGGTCCATCTTCAGTACCATTGTATGATAAATCATCCATAAAGTCACGAAGAACTTGTTCAGTTAAGTTTGTATACTTACGCTTGTTAGCTGGAGCAATTTGCTCTTCTAAACCAGCACCAGTAAAGATAGGATTACCAGAAGTACCTTTCATAGAAGTAGTACCGTTTTTATTAACGTTACCCTTACCATAAATATAAGCAATTTCCATTTCATCCATCCATTGAGCCCAAAATTCCCACTCAGCGTATTTTACCCAAGTATAAGAAACTTCTTTGCCAGTTGGATTCATCATTCCAATTTTTAATACTTTTGCTTGTGCAGCACCTGAAACAGAATACATTTTACGAAATGTAGTCATGTAATTCTCCATCATAAATGGTGTAGCATAAACTGTATCTCCTGAAGTACGAGAATGATCATGTTCAACAACGTTGAAATCTTTTGATAATTCTTTTCCTTGAGCCAATAAAGACTGAGGAACATACATAGTAGGATCTTTTGTTACTAATTGTAAAGTGTATACAAAATCAGTACCATCAGAATAAGGCTCTTCCATTACACGAACAGAGTAGCTATTATCATCTAATACTAACACGTCACCTAGGCTAAACCATTTTTCAGGTAAACCAATGCGGAAAGTTGTATTAGCAATACCAGGAGTTGAAGCACCATCATTATAAGTTGATTGAGCTACTGAAATAGGAACAGCTTTTTGGCTATCTCCCATTAAAGGCCAACGGTAAACAATATTGTCTAATCCTTTGGTTCTTCCAGTTCCTGAAGTTAAAAATGATAAAGCGTTTTTGTAGCCATTCATTTTGTTATACACACGAACAATTACTTCTGAAGCCAATGCTGGCTCAGTTAAGAAAAAGTTTGATAAGTGAGATGCCTGAGTTAAACCTGTGTGCCAGTTACCAGTACTTATCTGTAAGTCATTTAATTGCATTTTAAGTTATATTTTAAGTTTATAAATATCTATTGTATTTTTTTGAAAGCAGCAAATGGATTACTTCCATCTTCATTTCCATAAGTTGATCCTCCTGAGATTTTCTCCTTACTTGTCTTGCTGTAATTCTTAAGCATTTTACCAAATTTGTTACTAACCTTAGTCTCAACTTGTTTCTCTAATTTAGAGATGTCAAAGTCTAACATTGATTGTAAAGCAAATAAAAGTGATGCTTCATTGTTATTGTCTATTGAGTTTTGATATGCAGTTTTACCTGTACTTCTATCAATAGCTGTCATATGATCCCAAAGCTTTTCTTTTAATTTTGGAGTAAGTTTAAAACCTTTAATATTTTCTCTTGAAAACAGGTCATTTTTAAATCCATCCCAATATTGCTTTTGAGCTTCCTTTTGCTTAACAGCTTGTTGTTTTTGAATTTCAACAATCTCTTGCTTTTGAATAGCTTCATTTTTTTGTAGTTTAACTAATGCAGATTTAGCTCTTTTTTCTAAAGTACCATTATCTCTCCATTCATCAACCATATCTCTTATTTCATCTTCATCTTCACCACTTAATCTTAATGACTCTTCAACAGCTAATGCTTGTTTGTTTTCATCTTCAATATCAAATGACTCCCATGAATGATTGCCATAATAAACATTTAAAAAATCTTTAGGTTTACCACCACTTTGAACAAATTCTAAAAATTTAGAGTAATCTGGAGGTAAATCATTAACCCATTTAGTAATCCTGTTTCCAACAGTTTTATTAACTAGCTTTTCAATACCTTCTTCTGAATCATCAAAATCTTCATCTGAATCATCAAAATCAAGAACTCCTTTGTGATAAAGGTTTTTTGTGAATTCTTTAAAAGCTGAGGTTTCTTCATTTTCTCTAGCTTCATTATCTGAATCATCTGAATCATCTGAATCATCTTCAAAATTACTTTCTTTGAATTGACTGCTTTCAATTGTTTCACCTTTAGCCTTTTTAGCTGTTCTTTCAGCTATCTTCTCAAGTGCCTTGTCAGCTTTCTTTAAACGGTCTTCTTCTGTTTCAGAAGTTTCAGTTAAATCATTAGGTTCTTCTTTAAGAATTCCCTCTTCACCATCCTGAATATCATCTTCATCAGATGGTGGTGCAAACTCTCCTTTTAGTATTTTAAATGCCCCAAAAGGATTGTCTATTAGATCTGTTGTGTTGTTTTTACTTTTTCCCATGTTGTTATAGTATTAAATATAATAATAATTGTTATATATTGCAAGCTTTAGGATAAATTAAATCTTTACCCTTATGGCTATTTGTTTTTTACTTTTCTTTTAATTCATGATCAAATAGACGTAATGCTATCTTATCAGTACCAAAAGTTTCTAATTGATCAACTAAGGTTTGTACTTTACCCATCTCCTCTTGTTGCTCATTTAAGAATTTAATAGCAAGTTGATAAAGCAAATGATTGCCTTGTTTTAAGGCTTGAACTGCTAAATCATTACATTGCTTAGTAACCATTACTTCATGATCAAATGACTTTCTTATGATGTCAGGAAGACCTGCAAATGATTGAGGTGGTTCTTTTAATGAAGGTACTTTAGGCATAACACCCATATCTAACAAGAAATCCTTAGCCCAACCTGCGTGAACCATTTCTCCATCAGCATCTGTCTGCCAAACTTTATGAGCATGAATATACCCATTATCATTTAACCATAAAGACATTGCGTGGTAAAGTCTACTAGAATATTCTTCTTGTTCTATTCTGTAGTTTAAAATATCAATACACTCTTTTGTTGCAAAAGGGTTCTTTGATACATTTGTAAAAGCTGGTAATGCCATTTTTTTATTTTTTATTGTTAGATGATTTTATTTTTAATTTTTCTATTTCCATTTTTTTATTCATTAGATCTCTATCTAGACTAGCTTTCTTATTAGCTAACTCTATTTGATTTTGATTTTGAATCTTAATGGCTTGAATCTTTTTGTCTTCAATATCACTTTTCAGCTTTATTTCTTTTTCCTTGATACTAAGTTCCTTGTCATGTTTTTGTTTATCATGAATTAACTTACTTTGCTCCATAAATGCTTTAGATTGAATATCTCTTTCTTTTAAAGATAGGTTAGCAATTTCTGTTGCATCAGGTATTAAGTTCTGATTAACATCACTAGGACCAGTCATACTTCTCATTGCGTTAATCTCAGCAACTTGAATTCTAGTTTGATTAGAAGTATCAGTTTTATATTGTTCAAGGTCTCTATCAGCTTGCTTCTCTTGAAGTTGCATTTGTTGCATTTTTTCTTGAGATTCAAGTTGTTGTTTTTGAGAGTCAGACATACGTTTGTATTTAGCCTCTTCACCTTGTTGTATTGCTCTTATCATATCTTTAGGACTGTCATTAACTAAACTATTAATGATAGTACTTAAATCAGCTTTATCAGCTTGTAATGCAGATTGAGCTAATTGCTTTAATGCTTGTAATACACTTTGATCTTTTGATGAATCAGTAACATAAACATTAAACTCAGAATTGTCTAATTGAGATTCTTCAATGTTTAATAATTCAATACCCATGTCATCTAAAACAAATTGTACTTTTTTACCTTTTCTAAAAGCTATTTTAGCACACTCTATTAAACCTACATAAACTTTACGCTTACATTCATCATGAGAGTCAAACAAATACTCTGTGCCTAATGAAGATTGTTCTACTGAACGTTCAACATTACCTACAAGTTCTCTATTTGCTATAGCGCCTAATCTTTGAGGAGACACACCACTAATAAAAGCAGCTTGACTCTTAATATAATCTAAAGTTTGAATGTATTGTTGAATGGTGCTAGATAAACTTAAATCAATTGATTGAAATTGATTAAAGTGTGATATCTTACCAGTTTGACTTCCTTTATTAGCCTCTTCATGAGAGTTAATAAAAGCTATCTTCATTGCTTTAAGATAATACATCCATCTTTCAATATCCATTCCTTCAGACCTAGGTATTTGTGCTAAGTCCATTAAAAATATCCTACCTTGATCACTAGCAAAAGCTAATTCTAATCTATAAGATATAATGTTGTAAAGATATTGGTATGGTTTTAATCTATCTAAAAGAGAAACAGAAACACTGTTTGTTGCATTGTAAATAGTTCCAGTATAACCTAACTTGCAGTAATATGGATTATCCATTCTTCTACGTTGGTTCTCTTTAGGCTGAACATTTATATATATTCTATCTCCAATTTTTATTCCTTCCCAAGCTTCGTTAATCCAAAACTCTTCTACGGTTGCATTTTTATAAACTTGTTTAAATACACTAATCTTAAAAGATTCATCTACTATTTGTTCAACAGGTAAATCATTCTCATCAGTATATTCTAAATGGTATAATTTCTTAAAAGATTTCCACTCTATTCTAACTACACGTATTAACTCTGAATTAAATGCTCCAGCAGTTGTGTTAATTGTTGAGAAATTAGATAAACCAGTATCAACAACACCATTAGTTCTATCTAAACTAAATGTTGGGTTATTATTTACTAAGTTATAACTAGATGTAAATCGTTTAGATATGGCTTCAATCTCACCAACTTGATCAGCAGTTAAGTCTGAACCAAACTCATCAATAATAGATGCTGGTGCTAACATCCTAACCTCAATAACAGCTAATGCGTCATCAATGTATTCTGTATCACCATCTAATATTACTGTAGTGTTTAATGGATTACAACGTCTAAATAAAACTTCATCATTTGATACACCACTCCAGTAAATCTCTTCACCTGCTATTAAAGCATCTTTCCATCCACGCTTAAATGTTTCTTTAGTGTTTAAAGACTTCTTTAAATATTTTAATATCTTATTTGCTTGAGATTCAATTAAATCAGATATATTGTGTTTTTCATATTTAATTATTTGCTCAGGAGTTGGAGGAGGATTGTTTGGGTCAATGGTACTAGGATCTATTTCCCCCATTAACCTTTGTTGTAACATCTCTACAATCTTCTTCTTTAATGATTCTTGCTTTCTATTAATATCTAATGGAGTTTCAGAAACAACAATAAAATTATCTGATCTCTTTGTCTCTTCACCAATTAATAAATTTAAAGAAGGAGAAATAATATCATAGTGTTGTAGTGTAGCAGGAAAGTCATTGTCTTTTAATCCAAGTGGATTTGAAACATATTCTAAGTCAGCTTTGTTAAACCTTCCGTTGAATAAGTCATAGTTAATCTTCTTATTATAATTAGTGGTTCTATTAGATGCAACAGAACTATAAGACATTCTCTCATAGTAGTTTATTGTATCCTGTTTCCAACTTTCATCCTTTTTACTAAAAGGTAATTTTTGTACTGGTAAAGCCACTTTATTTTATATTAAGTTAGTATTGTGTTCTGTTATGTATATTTTTCTGAAATAGCTTCTTTGAAAAAAAGGAGTCCATCTCAAGTAATGTTTTAGGCATTGAGTCTTGTAAATGTAATTTATGCATTTCTTTAGATTGCAAGATACACAACATAAAAGCAATAACCCTGTCCGTATTATTTTGTCTATCATAAGAAATTAATTCTTTTAACAAAGGTACGGATTTTATTGTATGTAAGTTTAATATTTTTGTTCCATCTACATCTTCACGCTCTTCATATAACCATTGCTTTAAATAAATCTCACATTGGTCTTTTATTTGCTGTGACATGTGAATGCCATATCCTCTTGTTACTTTAGAATTGCTTACAATGTCTTTAATAATCTGAGGTTGTTCACATAAGTAATGTAAACTGTTCTTCATTTCAAAATAACCTTTAAGGCCTTTTAATTGATTTTCATATAAGCACTTAGCATTATAGTAGATACACATTCTTCTACATATCTCATAAAAATCATCAGCTCTTTCTGGTCTTCCAGTAAATTCTGCTACAATCTGATCATAAGTTTGAGCATTGCTCATAAACCTTTTATACACAAAAAATGATCCCAAGGATTCACTTGTTTCTGCTTTATCTTGATCATATGGGTCACAACCTGCAATATATAATCCATAAGGTGGATTAGGAACAGGGTCTTCCCAAAGAACAATACAGCCAGTTTTTAACCTATCTTTTGGTAAAGGATAATCTATCACATCTACCAAGTCTGGATTTAATCTTGCTTTAATCTCATTGTTAATATCAAAATATAACTCTACCTTTTTCTTATTCTCTTTAATAGATGAGGTTGTTTCAACCTTACCTAACCATTCATGCATTTCAAAACTAGCAAATATGGTACCAGAGTTTCTTAAAAAAGATTCACTTGGAGTTAATGGATACTGAGTAATAGCATCTTGTAATGCCTTAGGATCATGTCCAGTTTTCTTTGCTTCTCTTAAGTTTAAGATAGAATCTAAAGCTAATGACTCATCTGAGTTACCATCTTCATCTACCATTGGTTTATTTTTAAAAGAACCTAACCTACCTTTTGTTGCTGGTATAAACCAACCACATAAAGCTTGTTCTTTTCCTTCCTCCCAAACATTACTAAACTCTAATAGATTGTATTGTTTAGGGTTATTAAACATATAAGCAAAGTCTGCAGTACCACCTTCCATATCTCCACCTGTACCAAATATAATTGGAATACCAATCATATTCTCTCCATCTTTCCAACAAGGTTCTGTCATTCCATAAGCTTCCTTTAAGTTTATTAAAGTACCAGCTTCTTCAAATACAAAAACACTTGTAGTTAATCCTACAGATGCAAATGGGTTGTCTTTAAAAGTTAATTTTGTAACTTCAGACATATATCCTTTCCAAACTTTAACACCATCTACATGGGATTCAAATCTAGCCTTTACATGATCTTTAGTATCTGGACTTCTTTGCTTTCTCCATTCAGTATTAGCATTTAGGAAGTTTAAATTATCAAGAACCATATTCATAGTGGTAGTTGATAACCTATCTAAATAAGCTCCTATAACACATTTAGAATCCCTGTAAAAATTATACTCATGTGCAACTAGTGCGGCATTCTTATAACTAAATCCAGTTCTTCTAGGTTTAGAAAATATCAATCCTTTTTTCTTAATCCTACAAACATCTATTAAATGAAAGTAGTCATAATCAATATCTAAGAATCTAGGAAACATCATTTTTTTTCTTCCAGTCTCAACGTCTTCAGCTTTAATCTGAATGTAGTTTAAATAGAAATAATGAATACCTGTTACTCTAATGCCTAATGAATTTGTAAATCCATGTCTGCATCTAAAATCTTCCTCTTCCCAAAACTCTTTATACTGACTAGTACCTTTAGGTAAATCTGTATACATCTTGTGCTTATTAAAGTAGATTGCTCTTTCTCTAAATTCACTAGTAAGTTCAAACTTATCTACTTGAGGTACATGCTGTGTATTAGATCCCATTTTTATTGTTCAAATAAACTTGTTTCAGCAGTTCCTTTTCTAACTGTAGTCTCTTTCTCATCACGCTTAACCTTTTCTTCTAAGACGTCAAGAGAGCTAATGCTGTCTCCTAAAACTTTACCTGCATCTAAAATAGACTTGGCTGTTTTAATTTTTAACTCCATCTCTTCTATTTGAGTAAAATCTATGGAATCAAAAAATATTTTTATTTGATATAAAACTCTTCTATAAGACTCTAGGAGACTCATAGAAATTGTTTTATTTGGATTTGACAATACTTCTGTTACTTTTACTTCCTCTGTTTGTTTCTTAGCCATTATATTATTAATTTAGTTGTATCACCAGCTAAATGTTCTGGGACTAGTATATTTACTCTCTGAGTCTTGTTATACCATTCTGAAAAGAATTGCATAGCTTCCTCAAGTCCTTCAATCCTAGATCTTAACTCTTTATTTACACGTTCTAACTCTAACAGAGCTGAACCTATTTTAAAGTTACCATCTATTGTAAATTTTTCTATAATGTTTTTTTCTTCTAAGCTTTTATCTAACTTTACTTTCATTTCCCTTTTTTTATACTTTGTTTACTTTTAAACTTATCAGCAAATCCTAATACAGGTATTGATTTATTTAATATAACGTCTTTTAAGTCTTCATAAGATTTATTAACCTTATAACAGATATTGTTTTCATATATTAAAGAATACTTTTTAACATGCTTGTTTGTTTTTTCATTAACAAACTCCTCTACCTGTATATTATCTAAATCAAAAAGCTTCTTAATAGTATTGCTGTTTTTAGTTTTACCATTTAAAACAACGTTACTGATTATTTCTAATTCATATAACCTCATCTTACCATTTACCTAAAGGACATAAAGAATCAGGTGATTTTGTTTTAGCTACTAGTGGACAACCACAACCAGGATAAATTTGTCCTTCAATCCTCAGTTCACCATTATACTTAAATGTTTTAACTGCTGATTCAGAAACTAATTTAGAACAGGTATTATTAACTTTAACAAAACAACCATTACAGATGTTCATCCTATGACTAGCTAAATCTTTAACTTCATCATTATTAGTTATGTGATTCTTCCACCCCTGGAATATCTCTTTTGTTTTTTTTATGAACTCTCCCATCTTTTAGTGCTATTAAAAATGTTGTTGGTTTAAACTTTCCTAATCCTTTAAAGTATACTTGTCTTAAATCCTTATTTTGAATTGAAGTCTGTAATACTTTAAACTGAGAATCAATTATCTTCTCTAGCTCAAACTTAGTTACACCATGCTTGAGTTTCATCTCTGATAATATATCTTCAATTAGCTGATTCATTAAATCTAATTGTCTTAAGTTCTATATTATCTTTTGTATAAGTAATCTTAAATTTAAAATTCTTATGTCTTGTCTGGTAATACTTTAAACCATTAAACAGTTTGTTTAGAAACTCTTCAAAGTTTTTTATATTACTTATCTTATAATTAGTTACTGTCATTTAGCTTGAATTCAAAACTAACCTTACGGTCTTTAATTATATTTAAAATAATTGGATTTATGTAGTATACCCTATTTAACTCTGGGTGGTCTAATAACATTCCTTTGTTTCTCAACCGCTTAATGTAGTTATTAGTCATGAACTTATCTTTGTTAAGTACCTTCCTAATATGTTCCCTAGAATCTATATTAACCTCTAGCATATTGTTATTTAACATTGTGCAAAGGATATCTAGTTCTAATGATGATAGGTTTAAATTAAAATTCAAAACCATCAATATTGCCTTATAATAATCTTTCTTATTAACTGGTATGTTGTATTCCATAATGCTTATATATTCACATTACAAATATAACAATAATTATTATATTACACAAACTTATTATATAATAGGGATTATTATCTATTTACTACCATCCTGTAAATGCATGTCTGTACTATTGTCTATCTTCCTATAGCCCTCAGACCATAATGTTTTAGTTAGTACAACACTTAACCTTACAATCTCTTCTTCTGATAAACTAGGAAGCAATATATGAAGTGACTCATGAGCCAGTATCTCCAAATGCTTCTTACCCTTTAACCTAGTGTCAAGTTCTATTAAGTTGTTACCACAATGGGCAACACCCCAGATATTCTCCCTGCCTAGTTTAGAGTATTTAATCTTTATCTTGGAATTCTTCATTTTAGAGTGTATTTATTATAGCTAACACATTAACTTAAAGGACATGACTTTCCCCTTCTAAGATTGACTTAATATTACTACTAAGCGTTTTTAACCTTTGTAATTATAATAGATTAGTTTTTAGCCCTAGTTATTTCTAACTATCTGGTTGCTTTATCCTGTTAATGCAGGGGGATACTTCTTACCCATTGAACCAGTTATCTATCTTTCTCACTTTAAAGGTCCTTTGCTGGGATATTGGGGACAACTTCAGTTTTATTTAAACCTATTAACCCAACTTCTAACCTCCTATTTACATTTCTGCCTTCAGAGGTGGTGTAGATAAAACTACTCCCATAATATAAATATAACTGTTTATTTCCATATATGCAAATAAATGTTACTTTATTTTGTTTAATTGTTTGAAAAATCATCTATACCCATAATTAGCTGATAGTATAACGTCCACTTCTCATAACTAATCATCTCCTGGTTTAATTGCTCCATCTTCTCTGGATCTGCATGGTCATTATATCTCTTACGCTTTACCCCCTCCTTTAAATAGACAACCCTCTTACCATCCAAATTCATGTAACCCCTAACCTCATCTTCATTAAAATGTTTACTCTTCTCAAAAAAACTTCTGTGTTCATATTCATCATTACTCATGATGCAAATCTACACATTATTTTAATACAAACAATAAACTAACTAATATATCCCCCTTATTAGTCTATAGCCAAATATAATTTTTTGTAAATTTTTTTGTAGATTTTTTTAGACACCCCCCCTTCTAAAAATTTTTTATGTGTAGGTTGTTGAGGGGCACCCCTAATATCCAGACCCCTACTAAACATTGCGGGAAACCGCGGGTGAATTTCACTACCCATAATAAAGTGTGGAACAAAACTAAAACCTATTAACCGTGAACAAAGAACTAATTCAATCAGTAACAAGTGCTACACCTAGTAAGGGTAGTAATGCAGGCAAGCTAATGTTTGTTATCAATGCAAAGTATTGGTCTAGTGTAGAGCCGAAGGCTAGTGAGACCCATGTTTGTTTAGCAGACGTTGTTGCTAAGGACGGCAAGACCTACACCAACGTTGTTGGCTATAGTAGAGATACTTGCATGACTATAGCTGATAAAATCAAGACTATAACAGGTCATGATGCTAGCTACAGCAATGCCATAGCGTTACTACTTAAATAGTAGCGCTTTATGTTTCCCTAGGGAAGCATATCTTATCGTTACAGACAATTCAATCTCATGTTTTGCTGAAATGCTTGGTAGTATTGGGTTTGAGGGGATACACTCCTCTAACCCAAACATTACCCTATTATATTCAAATGGTCCAATTTGGGTATTCTTAATATATTATGGCCAATAGTTTAAATCCCAATGCACAAAGTTGTAATACTAATAATTTCTGCTTCAAGAGCAGTTTTGTATTAGCAATAATACTTGTTGACAGGAGTTTTGTAGGCATACAAGGAAACAAAAACAACAGTATTACAACTGAGTGCA